ACTCGTCACGAAGTCGACAAGCAAGGGGAGACTTGGGATGAGCAGGGCAAAGGCTGGCAGGCGTGGAACGGTTGGGGGGGCGACGCGGGCTTTGCTTGGGCGAGAAAGGTAGTCAACCAGATGAACGCAGCGGATGAGCAGAAGATGACAGAGAGAGCCTTTACCTTCTCCGAAGCGGAGGAGATCGACCTCGACGGTCTCACCGTTGTCGTCGAAGATGGTCAGCAGTTGGGGCGACCATTCGTCACGCTCCGCGCTGGCACCGTCGCTTCTCGGATGAGCGGTGAGACTATCGCCGAAGTCACGCCGTCAATGCTCGCGGAGATCGTCCGCGTCTACCAGGCGCGCAAAGAGAGCGATCCAGTGATCATCGACTGGAATCACCAGAGCTCTCCCTCATACGGATCAAACACCCCAGAGACCGGAGGAGCGCTCGGCGAGATCGTCGACCTTCGCCTCTCCGAAGATGGAGAGTGTCTGATCGCCATCCCCGCTTACAACGAGCGCGGACTCAAAACAGTCGCTGAAGCTCAAGGCTCACTCTGGTCGTCTCCGGAGTTTGTGATCGGCGAAGTCTACGCGAGAGAAAGCGGAGCTCCCACAGGAGGCGCCCAACTTCTCGCTGTCACCCTTACCCCCCGACCGCAGCAAACAGCGAGCGCGGTTGACCGTGTTTTACTCACAGAGGAGGCAAACCTCATGGAGACCCGTGAGAACCTACTGAAATTGGAGCATGAGGATCTTGTCGATCTCTTGCTTCAGAAGATGGCGATGGTCGCCGAGATGGAGAAGCGACTCACCGAAGACGAGGACAAGAAAGACCTCGCCGAAGATGAGAAGAAGATGGCCGAGGACGAGGACAAGCCTGACCTCGCCGAGGACGAGAAGAAGAAGATGGCGGAGGACGAGGATAAAGAGAAGATGATGGAGAAGCGCAATTACTCCATGAGCGAAGGTTCTGCTCTTCTTCTCGCAGAGGTCTCGACTCTCCGTGAGCAGCTCTCCGCTCTCCGTGAGGAGAACCAGAGCGTCAAGCGCAAGGGCGCCGTCGACGAGCTCGTCCGCTCTGGTCGGATCTCTCCCGCCGAGGTCGCACTCGCCGAGAAAGCATGGAACCAGGCGCAGAGCGGCGACGACGCATTTTGGGCGATGTTCGCCGAGCGCAAGGCGGGCTCGGTCGTCTCTCTCCGCGAGGTCGGTCACGGTGCCAGCGGTGAGCAGATCAACCGCGAGACCCTCGCTGACCGCGCGAAGCAGCTTGCAGCGGAGAAGTCTATCAGCTTCTCCGAGGCTCTTAACACGATCCGAACAACTGACCGCGAGTTCTTCCTCGCTGCTATGGAGGGCTAAGCATGAGCCGTCTTTCAAACTCTGACATCCGAACCTTTATCGCCGCCGAGGCGATCACCGCTCTCCAAGCAGTCGTCATCGACAGTAATGGAAAAGTCGCACTCGCTGACACCACGACCGGTGAGTACGTCGACGGGATTGCACAGCGCAGTGTTGACGCTGGCGACGCTGTCGAGGTCGTCGTCGACGGTGCCACCAAGGCGATTGCAGGCGCCACTCTCACCGCAGGGACTCACCGTCTCCTCATGGTCGAGACGGGAACCGCTCGTCTTATCCCTTGGGCTACCGGTGGCGGAGCTCCAATTCAGCGCAGCGTCGCTCGCGTGATGTTTAATCAGAATGTTACCTCATACGCCGACGGCGACGAGATTGAGGTCATTTTCACCGGCGCTAGCCAAGCCTCCTAAGGAGTCGTAAATCATGGCCCGTCCAAGTTATAGCAATCTCCATCCAGTCGATCAGATCCTTACAAATATCGTCGCCGAGGCGATCCCAAGCGACAGTCAGCTCATCGCTGACCGCGTCATGGAACAGGTCGACGTCCCAGAGCGCAGCGGGACTCTTCTCGTCGAGGAGACCCGCTCTTTCATGGGTGCTCCAGAGGCTGACTCGCGCCGCGCGCCAGGCGCAAGCCGACAGAGTCTCTCCTCCTTCAATCGCTCAAGCCTTACCTTCAAAGCGGAGATCCACAGCTTTGAGGACAGCATCGCGATGGAGGATATCGAGGATTCGCAGTATCCAGGCTCGGAAGAAGAGCGGAGCGCTCGCAAGGTTCGTCGGGCTCTTCGCCTCGCGATGGAGAAGCGCTGCGCAGATCTCCTCTTCTCGCCCACCGAGTTCAGCGAGAATAACATCCAGCCGACGACCAAGTTCGACGCCGCTGGAGCGGAGCCTTTGAGCTTCCTTCACGAGCAGCTCGACGTTCTTCGCGCGGCGAACCATGGGATCGTCGCCGATACGATGATTCTTGGCTACGACGTCTTCCGCGCTCTCGCTCGTAATCCAGAGATTCGCTCCTTTGTGAGCGTTGGGGATGCAACTGCGGGCGTCGGGATCGCAAGCGGAAATCGAATCCTCGCCAATGAGGCAGTGATCGAGGTTCTTCGCTCGGTCCTCAACATTCCGAATGTCTTCGTCGGTAGCGCTCGACGCGAGACCGCGATCCCAGGCGCGACCTCAAGCGAGGCGAATATCTGGAACGGAGAGACGATCGGCCTCTATATCATGCGCGGTTCTGACGCAGTCTCGCAGAAAAGCGGCGGTGTCAAGGCGATGCCAGTCGCGGCGCTCAACATGATGTACAAGGGGCTCCAGGCTGGTCAGTACGACTCGCTTGATCTCGTCCGTCGTCATGTTTGGGGCGAGCACGTCCAGCTCTTTAAGAAGGTCGACGCGACACGCGGCCTCCTTATCGACGATTGCCTCACCTAAGAGGTATTGATGCGCTGTCTTCACTGCTCTTCACACATCCACCTTGCAGAGGACGCGGACGCGAAGGCGATCGACGACTTGACCCGCCAGATTAAGGCGGCGACGGACGCTCGATTGCTCCAAGTGCTCCGCGCGTCGAAGGCTCAACTTCAGCTTGAGACGAAGCTCGATAGGGATCTCCGTCGAGCGCTCCGAAGAAGCAAGAGTGAAATCGTGAATGCAGTGAAGGCAGCTGCGCAGCGCGGAGGACTCGACGAGCTCCGCCGGATGCGCCGCGATGAGATGAACGCTTGGATCCTAGACAATGGCCTAGCCTCATCGATTATGCAGATAACTGACGCGGAGAGAGAGACCCTCGCGAATGTCGAGGAACTCCTCTTGGCGTCTAGAGACGGCTTCTCGGTCTCCGAAATCGGAGGCGTCGGACAAGCCCTAGCAGACCAGACAATCTCGGGGATATACGATGACGTCATTTTGCCCGATGTTCAGCGATCGGTCAGAGATGCACTCTCAAGCGCCGCTTTTACTATGGAACCCTCTGATATTATCAGCGGGCTCGATGCTGCTCTCCGATCCGCAGAGGGTCGTCAGATCACAGAGGCGAGAACAAGGATCACCAGTTACGGTCGCGAGCTCACCGCTATCTCCGCCGAAGAAGCTGGACTGACCCATTATCTCTATACCGGTCCGCTAGACGGGATCACTCGCTCATTTTGTCGAGTGATCGTCGGCAAGGTCTACACGCAGACACAGGTCGGAGAGATGCGGAACTATCAGCTTGAGCCAGTGTTGACGCGAGGGGGCGGATATAACTGCCGACACTCATGGTCGCCAGTCTCCGAAGAGCTGATCGAATCGGCTAACCTAGAACGCGGAACCGACGCGGAAGTCAGACAAGCGAACCGGAAGGCGAGGGAGAGCCGATGATTAAAGCAGCTCAAAACAAGGATTATATCTTCTCGTGGGAGTCGCCTTATCCACTCGCCGCGACGCCGACTCTCGCCTATACGCTCCCCGACGGAACGACGCGCGCCGCTTCGGATATGACAGCGGTGCACTCTTCGGCGACGGTGACAGCCCTCGGAGGAGATCGGCGGACTCTCACCCTCTCCGCCAGCGCTGACGCTTCAGGGCGAATCGGCGCCAGGTCTGGTCGCGCCTTCCTCGTCACCGATGAGGACGGGCTCTTTCTCGTCACGGTTGATCGGATCGACGGGACGACCGCAATTCTTGCCGACCTTCTCCCGCGAGGTCTAGCACTCACCGAGAGCGCCTCTCTCGTCTGGGCTGGATATGAGTACACAATCCCCGCAGCGGATACAGCGACGCGCGGCCTGATCGACTGGACTGTCGCTTATACCAGCGACGAGAGCCCCAACGATCGACCACTTCTCGCGCGAAACGTGATCGAGGTCGTCCGTCGACCATTCGATACCGGCCTCACCCACTCCGACCTCGTCGCGAAGATGCCCCAACTTGGCGACATGATCCCGCGTCGCCAGCAAGATCTCTCTGAACAGATCGCGGCGGCGCTCGACGAGCTCACCCTTTATATCAGAGACGAGCTCCTTGAGAGCCAGACCGAGGACGACATTTTCAATCCTCACATTTTCCTCGAGGCTCACCGCTATCTCTCCGCGTCGCGCGTCTATGAGATGACCGCTCAACTAGATATCGCGGAGCGGATGAGCAATCGAGGGATGGAGCTCTTCACCAGGGCGATGAGGCAGCTCACCCTCGACACCGACGACGACGGGGTGATCGACTCCGACGAGATCAACCTTCGCAGAGCGGGAGGCAAAGTCTCCGACGCGCGCGGAACCTTCTCCCTCCCATCGGTCCAGCCTACACAGCGAGAGAAGGACATCGCGATCGAGTATCCTCGCTGGCGAGGGATGCAGCACTAATGGCCTCCAAGGTTAAAGTCTCGATCACCATTCCAGAGCTCTGGACGGTGAGAGATAGTCAGATCACAGCGCTCGACACGATCGCTCTGGTCCGCTCTCGCGTCTATGCTGGTAAGGACACGAGCGACCGACCTTTTAAGGAGTATTCAGAGCGACCGATCTATATCTCGTATCAAGCGAACCTTCCGCCAAAAGGCGGCGAGGAGACTCCGAAGGGGGTCTACTATAAAGGCGGCTATCGAGAATATAAGCGAAAGAGCCGACGCTATACGCCAGGCGGAAAGAACCAGACTGCCGAGGTCGACCTAACCTTAAGCGGCGCGCTCATGAATAACCTGATCACGACCAACGCGACGAAGACGAGCTACACGATAGGGCTCTCCTCTAAGGTGCAGTCTTATGGTTATGATGTTCACCGAGATCGTCCGTTCATTGGGCTCTCTAACTCAGACCAGAGAAAGCTCACCAACGCGATCGCCGCGAGGATGCGCAAGAAGCTCTCTCCTGTGGGCTATGGTTACGCAGAGCAAAAGAGCTTTATCAGCTCGATCAATAGAGCAATCGGAGGCCGAAGATGAGCCAAGGAGTCGCGAGCGCTTTCTCTTTCCTCATCAATCGCCTCGAGGCGCTCATCCCGAAGACCGACGAGAGCCAGGGCTTTGTCTGTGTTGACCCTGCTTCGGGCATGGAGCTGCTCACAGATCGCAGACCAAATACGCTCCGTCTCTTCGAGCTCCGCACGACCACTTTCCCCCATGACGATGGGCAAGCGGGAATCACTGGAAGGAAGCGACTCACCGCAGAGCTCCGCGTCCGCTATGATATCCCGCGAGACGTCGGCCTTCTGGAGCGCATTGTCGGAGAGGATAGCTCACAGCTGATCAACTCCTTGCGCGATCCCGCGTATAGTCTAGGGACGACTGGGATCACCTCACTGATCACCGGAGAGGCTACGACCACTCCACTCCTTGATGAGGCAGGAAACCCAGCGGCGCTCCTCCTCGTTGTTCCGTTCGACCTTCTCTTCTCGGAGGCCTTCTGATGGCAGTTACACATCGTTCACTCTCGGTCGCAGTCGAGAGCTCTTTCGGGTCGCTCGACTCGTCGACTGGAGCTCCAAGCGCTTCCGGTCTTTCGTTTATCTCGATCCCTTGCGAGCGAGATCCCATCGTCGTCCCTGGTGAGCCACCGGTCTCGGAGCGGACAGAGGCGCGCGACGGTCCTCACGGTCTCCCTCCGGAGCTTGATACGACATACATCGCCGGAACCAAGCAACAGCGCCGCACCGGAACCGTCACCGTGAGATGCGACTTCACGACGCTCGGCACTGGCTCGAACTACGCGGGAACCGCTCTCGGTCGTCTCCTCTCCGCTGGATTCTCAACCACGATCCCAGGCGCGGAGAGCGACGCGGTGAGCGCTGCGGTGGGAACGAATGAATACACCCCGACCACTCTCGCGAACTACAAGCTCGGCGGCCTCTTCGGGATCGAGATCAACGGGCGCGCAGAATACGCTCATGTCACCTCCAAGAACGGAAGCGGGACGGGGAACATCGGCTATTCTCCAGCGCTCTCCCGCGATCTCACCACATCCGACACCGTCCGTCTTCTTCAAACTTGGTACACGGCCAAGGGTGACAATAGCGGCTCCGTCGCGAACAGCCTCGCCTTCCGCGTCGATGGCGTCGGCGTCCTCTCCTATGCTTTCGGATGCAAGCTTGAGAGCCTCTCAATCTCGATCGACGGCGGGCGCTTGATGGGTGACTTCGTCTTCCAAGCTGCTCATATTGAGGACGATCACGGGAACGCGACTGGACCGGTTGAACCACAGACGACCGATGGAGCGACTCCGCATTTTCGGAGCTGCTATGTCCTCCTCTCCGACGCGGCCTCGACCTCGCGAACGGATATCGGGACCGATAACGGAGACGAACACGGGCGCATCGCTCTCTCCGTCTCCGAGTTCAGCGCGACGATCACTAACACTCTCACTCCGATCGGTCAGAGCTCTTCTCTGATCGGGATGAGCGACGTGGAAGTAAGTGATCAGACCGTAGAGGTCTCGCTTACCGTCGACTCTCCGAATACGACGATCAACAATGATTTTATCAACGGAGTATGTCGCGACCTTCTCGTTGGGACTGGTCCAGTCGGCGATGGTCAGGGGATGGCGCTGAACGTGCCAGGCGCTTACCTGACAGTCGATCCACAGATCCGAGTGATCGACGGCGAGATCGTTCAGCAAAACCTAAACTATGCGGCTTCTCGCTTCGGTGGTGATGCGGGAACCGGCGACGCGGGAGGGACTCCCCTCCGGATCGGGCTTGGTCTCTAAGATGGCCTTCATATTCTCCACGAGCACCGATCAAACTGTCGAAGTCGTCTCCACCGTCGATCCTTCGGTCGTCGGGACTGAAGAGGCTAAGGTCTCTTATTTATCGACGCGCGACGAGAGCCTCTTCGATTCGACGGAAGGCGCGACACGCTTCACCCTTCGAGCGCTATCTCCTCAAGCTAGAGAAGACGCGGAAGTTGAGGCGGGCGCCTATTCTCGATCGGAGCTCGGGAGAATCCTCTGGTCGGAGCAACCAGACGACCCGAAGGAGCGCGCGCGCTGGCAACATGATCTCCCAGAAGATGAGCGGCGAGCGCTTGGCGAATACAATCGTTATCTGTCGCGCGTTTATCGGGAGATGCTCCGCGCTGGTCTCGTCTCCATCGAAGGTCATGACGGTGACCCGCTGGAGCTCGTCGACTCGATCCGTCCGGATCATCATCGTCAAGTTTTGATGGGGGAGCTCGTCGCGCATATTCAAGCGCTCTCGCTTTTACCTCCCGCGGGAAAATAGCAGCGGGAGCCAGTGTCTGGATCGCCTATGCTGGTTCCCGCGCGTGGAGTTGTGAACAATGCAAAGGCGACCCGACACTAAGAAGGCGGCGAGGCAACTGCGGCGGAGCTTTCCGCGCTGGTCTCCCCTGGCTCAAGCGAGACGAGGTCGGCGCCTATGTCATGGCCTATCGAATCGCGCCAGACTCCGACCCGTCATGGGGAGACCAAAGAGTCAGGCGCTGTCCTATCGCCGACATGAACCGACTCTCTCCGATGGTCTCCAGCTATCGCGCGCACTGCGCTGGGCTCGGGAGCCTTCGAGACTTTTACCGCGAGCCCTCTTGTGCGGTGATAGATTTATGGACGGAGCTCCACACTCAAACCGAGCTGATGAAGGCTCGCGCTCGACAGCGCGCACACGAGGAGGCGAGTAATGGCTGATGGCGGAAAAGTCGAGATACAAGTCGAGTTAGAAGGCGGCGGCGAGGTTCAGACCACTCTCAACAAGATCCGTAAACAAGCGGAGCTTTTAGGCCAGCGGGCAAAGGAAGCGGGTGAAAGTCTCTCCCAGAGATTCGATACGATGACCGAATCAATGAGCGACTTCGCTTCTTCTACTTCAACAAAGACGCTCGACACGCTTGGAGACTCTTTTAAGAAGATCGGGGATAACGTCGGAACGGCGGGGGGGAAAATCAGCCAGACCGGCCAAGCTTTATCGTCGAGCTCCAATATCATGATGCAAGCCCTTGGAGGCGTCGTTTCTTCAGTCGGCCTTTTGACTGAAGGTCTTGGGACTCTGACAACCGCAAGCCGATCAGCGGGCGCGGGATTCGTCTCCATGATGGGGCCGATCTTGATCTTAGGGACAGCGGTTTATGGAGTTGTTAAGGCTGTCAAAGAATACATCGACACCTCAGAAGATCTAGAGACCAGACTAGAGGCGATGAGGGCAGCCGCTGCAGATTATACGGCAGATTTAGAGAAGCTCGCAGAGGAACAAATAGCGCTCACAGGCGCCGAGAAGACTCGCCTAAGAGAACTCAACCGACAAGCAAAAGCCCAACTCGAATTTAATCAGAAGACAAGAGAGGGAGAGGGCCGAATCGGTCGAATGATCGAAAAGCGCCGCAAGGAAGTTGCCTCGATAGAAACAAAGATCCAGAAGATCCGCGAAGAGACGAGCACTGAAGAATACTTCTTAGAAAGAACTAGACTTCTTCGGATCAAACTTTTTCACGCGAACAAGTTTTTAGCTGAAACTGAAGATAAACTAAACGTCCTTGATGAGAAGGCTATAGGGCTACTCCGTCAAAAGAATGATCTCTTTGAGACCTTTATGGAGCGTGGTAAAACAGCGCTCGCGAAAATCCGAGAGGAACAACAGAAAGCGGCTCAGGAGCTCATCGCAACTAATGAGAAAATGGTTTTTGCGGCGGCCAGATTCAGAGATGAAGCTTTTGGGGCGGAGAAAAGATCTGTCTCTCAAAGAATGGCGCGTCTCCGTCAAGAATTGGAAGAAAGAAAGAGACTGATATTAGAATCGAGATCAGCGGAAGCAGCAGAAAAAATTAGTGATACAGCTTTCACTGATACGCAATATGCAGAGGCTAGAGCTGCCGGAGAAGCGATCAACCAAGCACTACTTGCAGCTGATGAAGCTTTTAACGCAAAGCGCCGCGCTCTCTTCAAAGCAGCCAGATCACAAAGACAAGCAGCGCGCGCACAAGAAGCAGCCGCAGAGAAAGCGGCTGCTGATAGAGCTTTCACAGATGAACAGAATCGTCGCCGCGCCTTAATCATGATGCAGACCGACGGCTTTGAGCGCGAGCGTCAACTGATCGAGCTCCGCTTTCAGAGCGCTAAAAGAGCGGCTGAAAATGAGATCCAATTAAAGACCGCTCTGATCAACAAAGAGCGCGAGCTCATGGCTCTTGAGCAAAAGCAGGAAACCGACCGGCGCGCGGCGGAGATGCAACGGATCGACGCTCTCCAACGCTCGATTGAGTTGACTAGGCAAGAGGCGCAAGCGCTCCAGATGTTAGCTAATGCTCCTCTCGACAAGGTGACCGCAGCGGTTGAGAACTTCGGACAAGGTCTGGTCTTTGCCTCACTCGCTGCACTCCAAAGCGGAGAGAGCGTGTCCGTCGCTGTGGGTGAAGCTCTAAAGGCGATCGCGCTGCAAGCTGGAGTTGAAGCGATCATGCAGACCGCTAAGGGTACAGCGGCGCTCTTTACGCCAGGGGGGCAAAAGGCGGCGGCTGGTCACTTCCAAGCGGCGGCCTTCTTCGGCGCGGCAGCGGTCGCCGCTGGTTCCGCTGGTTCTGCACTCTCCGCGAGCGGAGGAGGCGGCGGCGGAGCTGGAGCGTCTCCTACTGGCGCTGCTCAATCGATCAGAGATAGAGACTTCGACCGAGACGAAGAGCGCGGCGGCGTGACGATTAATGTAAACATGGGTCAAGCGGTCATTTATGACACGAAGGCGGCGGCGGAGCGGGCCTTCGCTGACCGCGTCGTTCAGGCTATCAACACTCCGCGTCGCGGCGCGGTCCGTCTAAGGGGGGTCTAAATGCCTAGCAGTGACAGCGCGCCTAACTTCGCTCTGATGACAGCGGTCGACCTTCGAGACCTCTCTGGAGAAACGCTCTATCAGCGCTCGACCACTAACATCAACATCACGATGGCCTCGACGATTTACGCCGATATGGTCGACTTCCTAAACGGCTACAGCGCGAGCCAGACGATCACCGACACGATCGAGCATTATGCGACAGCGGCGGGCTCTCCGACCGCTGGAGATTGGAATGTTAGAATCGACGAGGATGATCTGATCGCGATCAGAGCGGGAGACCCCTTCGACGTCGATCTCGACAGCGGGACCGATTATCTAGGAATCGGATCAACGACGGTGAGCGCGGTTCTAGTCGGCTCAAAATATGTCGCGACAATGCCGAATAACTGGATCAGGGGGAGAGTCGCTGGTCCTTGGTCATTCGAGCTTACTCCGAATGTAGGAAGCGCTTTTACGGTGACAGTTGACGGAGAGTATCAAGATCTTCGCGTCGCTATTCGTACAACGACCGCGACTGATATTGATGGCGCTAATGCAGCTAACAACTTGAGCGCGCGAGACACTTCGATCATGAGTCTAAGCGGGCCTGACTCGATTCGATGGTTGATCGACGAAGAGGGTTTTGCGGTCGTCTCCTATCCGACAGCTGTTACTGATCTCACTTGGTCCTCTACAGCGCTTCGGAACCTTCTAGGCTTCACGGGCTCCGAGACCTCGACGACGGTGATAGGCTCCAGCTATGAGCGCCTCAAAGCGACCTACCCTTGTGCGACTGTTCTGATCCCTACTCGACCTGTCGAGCGTCATCAGCTCTCGGTTGAGACGATGGCGACGAGGCGAAGAAGACTTGGCGGATCGATGGTCTCGAACAAGCTCGGGACCTATACCAGATCAAGAGTCGACTTCT